TAAATATAAAATAATTAATAGTAATCTAAAATAAAATCGAGCATAGTAAAGTATTCATCATCAACATGTGCTATTTTTTTATCTGTTATTTTATTTATCTGACTAATATTTAGTATTATTCTTAAAAATGTATAATATTTATCAGTTTTATATGATTTATAACAACTTAATAATTCCATAATTTTAGTATCTTCTTTTAGTGATAAGTTATTGAGTAAAACATAACTAATTTTTGTTACCATGTTTTTCTTTACTAAAGGATTAGATGTAATTTTAAAATAGGTAAAATATTGGTCAACTGTTTCAAAAATAGTTTCTTTTATAGAACAATCTACATAACTATCCTGCGATATTTTTAATAACTCAATAAACTCGTCATAATTCAAAATATTGGCTATTCCAAAATCTGATTTTATATATATATTATTATCCTTTAATAAAATATTCTCAAAGATTAATTCTTGATTATTTAAAAAAACCTTCATTAATTTAAAAAAGAAAAGGTTTTTCATTTTATTAAAATAAAATGTATAATATCTGAATTATCTTTATTAATTTCAGGGTAAATAAACCTTATTCTATCTTGTAATAAATAAGAACAAAGTCCTATTAAAATATCTAATTGAACTGAATCAGATATTGATAGCCTAGAATTAGTCAACTGTGTTTTGATAAATAAACTTTCTTGATCATATAAAGAAATTATATTCTTATCAAGTGCATAATTTAATAAATGTCTAGATTCATAAGTAAATGATTTATTTAACATTGGAAATAACCATGACCATGCCCATATTCTATTTTTTAAATCATATACACCTAATATTTCATAATAAAAATCTTGGTCATTGTTAAAAAAAATCCTATTCTCTCCTTGCTCCTCTGGTATTTCGAAAGTTTTTTGTCTATCTTTATTAATATTTGATGGTCTTAATCTTGTTACGTTAGTAGATTGTATCAATTCCTTATATTTATCATTTTGATCGTCATATAAATCTAATGATTTTTTAATAATTAATTCTAATTTATTATCCATATACTAATTTGAGATAAAATATTAAATAATTTCTCAGATAAATTAATAACATTTATGGAAATTATTAATGACTTTTTAGCTTTTTTAAAAAATAACCAAATTTTATCAACTATTATCGCAACTGTTATGTCCACATATATTACACAACTTGCTACTTCTTTTGCCGATGACATTGTTATGCCTATCATTTATAGAGATGGAAATGGTGATGGTAAAGCCGATATCGGAAGTTTAGAAAACACAGTAATGGATGTGAGTGGTATTAAAATCAAGGTTGGTAAATTTTTAATAGTATTACTTAAAGTAACTATAATTTTTGTTAGTTTATTCTTATGTAAAAGATATCTTTTTTCAAGAAATTAATACACAATAACCGCGTATTTTTAAGTAACAAGATAAACAAACTCATATAATCAATAAACTCATATAATTAACAAACTCATATAATTAATAAACTCATATAATTAACAAACTCATATAATTAATAAACTCATATATTAACCGAATTAGTTGGTATATTAAATTAATTATAATCAAAAATAATTAACTTTATATCAAATTAAATTAAAAATTATTTAAATATTTTATAATAAAATACTTAAAAAAAGTATGTCATTACTATTAGATGAAACCTATTAAACCCATTTCTAGAAAATCATGTTATTGTTCTAATTGTGGCAAGTATGGTCACAATTTAAAAAAATGCGACGAGTCAATAACTTCACTTGGAGTGATATGTGCTAAATTCAATAATATGCCTATTAATGAAATTTCTTTTAAAAAATTCTTGTCAAGTAAATATCTTGAAATTGATAATTACAATTTTTCACATATTGATAATATCAACAAGTTAGATTATTTCAAAAAAAATATAAAATTCTTAATGATTCAAAGAAAGCATAGTCTTTCATACATTGAGTTTATAAGAGGAAAATATAGTTTAGATAACAAAGAAATAATAACTAATTTATTCAAACATATGGCACCAATAGAAATAGAGAATATATCTAGTTTAACTTTTGATTCTTTATGGAATTTATTATGGAAGAAAACTTCCAAGAACAAAATATTTCAAAAGGAATATAAACTTTCTAAAGATTTATTTGATAAATTGAAAGAATCTGGTGAAATTGAACAACTTTCAAAAATTAAACCAATATATGATACACCAGAATGGGGATTTCCTAAAGGACGAAGAAATCTATTTGAAAAGAATTTAGATTGTGCTTTAAGAGAATTAGAAGAAGAAACAACTGTTACCAGTGAACAAATAGAAATATTAAATAAAATAAATTGTGTTAATGAAGAATACACCGGTAGTAATAATATAGAATATAAACACATATATTATTTGGCTTATGTAGAAGATAATGAAATTAGTGACGAATATCTTGATACTATTTCTAATTACGAGGTTGGAAAAATTGGTTGGTTTTCATGGGATGAAGCTACCGATTTAATAAGAGAATATTATCATGAAAAAATTAAGGTTATAAACATGGTGTTTTTTCTATTTATTAATTTATATATTGAATACTTGTCAGATGAGAAATTTCATGAATATTCTTAATGCACATATTTGCTTTGCGAAAAAATATTGAATAATTTACTTAAAAGTAAATTATTTAATCATTATAGTTAATGGAAATAAATTACAAAACAATATTTCAATATTTGTGTTCGGAGGATACATGCCAACCTACTAATGATGATTTTCCCACAAGGAAAAATATTATGATATCATCTGATAACTTTCCAGATAAAATTTCACAATATTTAACGTCGAGTACAAAAAATAAGTTTTACAGGTATGGTGTAACTAGATATAACAATAAACAAATAAATATATCTTTTATTACATCGCTTTTAACATTATTAGATAAGAACTTTATTACATATGATAAAAAAGAGGAATTAACGGAGGTTAAAAATTTTATTGATGGAATCAGAGAAAAGGTAATAGATAAGAAATTTAAGTTTGAGTTAAAATCTAAATTTGAAAATCATATTATTCTTGATAGAATAGAAGATTATAATATTGAAGATGGTATATTAATTCAAACTATTATTCAATTATTAGATATAAACATTATAATAATGGATTTTAATGATTTGAAAATAAATACATTATTTAAAGGTGATTATCTAAATCCATGGAAAGTAACACTATTATTAGCTAAGAAAGACAAAGATTGGGAACCATTATTCTGTGATAAGAAACAATTTAGTTATAATGATTCATTTTTGAAGAAAATTTTAACTAATGAAGAAATAGTATATTACAATAATGATTATTTAAATAAATCATACTCCTTAATGGATAATATCAAAGAAATAGCTAATATTGATAATATTGAAGAAGAAGATGAAGAAGATGAAGAAGAAGAAGAAAGTGTTGTATCAGATAATAATATTGAAGATGATAAAAATGAAGATATTGAAGAAAAAGAAAATACCGTATCAGATGATGAGAATTTAGAAACTTTTATTAATCCAATTGAAGATATTAAGAATATGAAATTAACAAAAACCAAATTAAAATATCTTAAAAAGGACCAGATATACGAGTTAATAAATAGATTAAGTATAGATATTAATAAGGATATTAATAAAAACGAGATGATACAAAATCTATTACCATATATTTAATATATTAGTTTAAAATAAAAAAAGATTTTATTTTAATATAATAATGAACAACATCTTAAAGATTATTTTAGATCAAAAAGAATATTATATTAAAGTATTTGTTTTATTTATATTTTGGAAATTAATTAAAAAGCATCCAAAGTTTAAAAATTATAAACCCGAAACTGCTTTCTCTGTTTATCGGTCATTAATGTGTCTTTTCTTTATGTTATTTGCTTTGGAGAATTTAATCAATAACTTTACCGACCTATTTAATGAACCATATACTAATCGAGAGTGTTATACTGAAATTTCATCATGGTTTATTGTCTATTTAATAATGGATATTTTTAAAATGATTCTTGATAAAAATAATAGAATTGATTTATACATACATCATATTTGGTGTCTTTTTATAGCAATAGTTTTTAAATATTTTGATACTAGTTGTTCAATACAAAACTTGATATTCATTAATGAATCAATATCTATAGTTAGTGGATTGGACCTTATGGCAATGGAAGATAAAAATATGAAGGAATCATATTATTATAAATTATATAGAAAATATGTGATAAGATATGTTAGATTACCAATTTGGATAATTGGATTATTATTTGTTATACGTCATACACATAAAACGAATCCATTTATATGGTGGATATCCGTCTTTACTTCATTTATGATGATTGGTATGGACCATTATTGGGAGAATAAATGTGATAAAGTTATAAATAAATATTCTGAAAAATAATATTCTAATTATAATTAATATGTCAGGACCAGATACATGGGGACCACATGGTTGGAAATTTATACATTATATTACATTAGGATATCCAAATAACCCAACAAAATCTGATAAAATAAAATATAAGAACTTTTTCTTATCATTGACTACTGTTATTCCATGCATACTATGTAGAATTAATTATGAAAAACATTTAACAGAATACCCAATAAATAACGATGTTTTAAAAAATAAAGAAACTTTAATAACTTGGGGTATCAAAATGCATAATTTAGTTAACATTGAAAATAATAAGAAAGAAGTGTCAGTAAAACAGGGTATTAAAATGATAAAAAAGAATGATGATACTTGTAAAATTGAAAAGTTTGAATCATCAACTAATAAATTTACCAATATAATAAACTATTTACCAATGATTATATTTGGTATTATCTTAATATATCAACTAACGATTATATATTGTAAGAATAAGTAAAAAATTATATGATAAAAATAAGTATTTTTATCATTTAAAAAGGTATTGTTAAATAATTAATATAAATGTCATCTCCGGATACTAACAAGTTAAAAACAAAAGAACTGAAAGTCAAAATTGATGAAATTTCAACAAAAATCTCCGAAATGGGCAAAGAAAATAAAACAGAAATTGAAATAGAACAGTTCTTTTTCGAAAATGATTCTGAATTTTATGGAAGATATCCTTATTTAATTAAGAAGTTAATTAAAGGAGGACCTTTAGAATTTTTAGATATAATGATTCAGAATTTAGAAAAAATAGAAAACTCCGAACAAACTAAAGCTTCAGTTGAATTACAACTGGGCGAAGAGCTAGCGCAAAAATTTCTATATCCTAAAGTTAATCAATCTAAAGATTCGGTTGATAATAATTAGTTAATTTATTGGTTATTTATTGGTTTAATGAACTCCATGTCTTTTTATTATATTGAGCCATGATAATTTGTCCATTACCAACATTGAATAATCTGATATCGCCGTCAACAGCATTTAGTAATTCACCTGGTGTAACAGTTCCATCTGATTGTAATGTACCATTAGCAACACCTCCATCGAACTTGAGAGAAGCAGCAGAAGAATCAATTGTTGTGCTAGCTTTGTAGTTACCTGAATTGGCAGTAATTGTAGTTGTTGTACCAGTACCAGCAGTAGTAACACATACAGTAAAGTGAGTTCTGCAACAAAGTAAAGCACCTTCTGATTCAGCGGTATCATCAACACCATTTTCTTCAGTTGTAACTGAAGCATAACCGTAAGTTACAATTCTTTCTCCTGAAAGATCATACACATATTTCTGGAAAGGTTGAGCTTCGGTATAGTTAGTTCCATTAATTGTGTCGGCAGCAGAACCATCTGGTTTAATAGCAATCTTGGGGTAGAAAGATTGATTGTAATCAACCATATTTACATTATAGGATAAATCATTAGTGGTAGCTTTAACATTACTTACTGCTACTACAGTAAATTGATAAGTTTTTTCTGATTTAGCATTAGCTGTCATAGCGATTTCACCAGTGGTATAGTAGTTATCGGAACCATCTGTTAAATGTTGTCTACCTCTGCAAACATTACCTAAGCCGATCATACGGTATTCAGAATCTGTTACAGATGTACCATTAGATGACATATCAACACTATTCACATATGTTAATTTAGCACCGAATGGAACATTATCAGCCTCAAAAGGTGAAATCTCATTATAACCAGATGCATCGATACGGTCGTGATATTCAATAAAGTAATCTAAGATAACTGTATCGCTAGCATCAGATTCATTATATTTACCATATCTGTAAGAACCATTTGCTTTACCATTAGAAGAACCGTTATATAACCCATTATTATAGGTTGTATTTGTGTCACTCATCTTACAAGCAGAGTGAATAGTTCTAGCAATAGGTGTAGTTTCGTTGGTTCCTGTTGCGCTGTAAGTTGGATGCCAGTTAGGAATTTTGAAGTCAGATGGTAAATCCTTATCATTATTTTGTCTAAATTCGTGATGGTCAGTGTATACGTAAGAAATTACAGAATTTGCCTTGTTATTAGCGGTTATTAATTCATTATCTAATAGTGTTTGAGTTAATGGGTCAGCAGTACAATAAGCACTAGTTTTACCAGCAATCATATATGGTTGTGGGCTTACCTTTGGTTTATCAAAAGAGTTAAGAACCTTGATAGTAAATGGTTGTAAACAACTGTCAGTAGGTTTTGGTGCTTTAACAAGATCATTTCTAAAATCAGCTGTTTTATATAAAGCAACATGTTCTGTTGATTGATCGTATCTAACGAAAGCATCTTTATAAGATACACCTCCAATCTTTCTCTTAGCTTGAGTTTGTTCAAGGGTGGTAGGAACAACACTTAATGGACCTTGATATAATCCTGTCTCAGCATCTTGGAAATAGTATAACTTACCATTATTAGATCCAGCATCTGGGCCATTAGTACCAAATAATGTTAGATTATCTGCTTTCTTCATGAGATAACTACAAGTTCTACCACCAACAACATTAGTATTTAGACCAGTAATTTCGCCGACACCACATACGTAGTTGGTTACTTTCTCAACACAAATCTCATAATATTTGGAGATACATACTTCTAAAGTAACATTATATTCCTTTTGACGTTCATAGTTATAATGAGGATAATCTGCTAATTTGGTAGATGGAGAAGTTTCAGTTTCAGTTGTTTTATTAGAACTAGTATTCTTTAATCTGATTATTTGGTTTTTAAAGTCACCATCAACACCTTGTACAATTTCAAGTGCTGAATCAAGTTGAGCAACTCTCATTGTAATATTATCTACATTATGAAGTTCACCAGCACCAATGTCTTCGTGTCTTAATCCACTTGTAAAAGTACTAAGAGGAATAGATGGGTTATTTCCACTTAAACCTTTACCTTCAGATTCTGTTCCTAATGTTTCTACAACATTGTGAGCCCATGTTGCGTTATTAGCAAGGTAGAATCCTGTATCTCCAGGTTGTACGGTAATAGTTACCATAGATAATGTATTTTCAACACCACTTTGGTTATTACCTTCATATTTAGCAACAACTAAGAATCTATATTCTTTTCTGGTATAAGCATCAAAATGAGGATTGTTATTGGAACTTGCAGCAGTAGCATGAGCACTATGATATAGCATTAATTTACCATTAATTAGCTTATCTGTAAGGTCGGTATCTCTTTCGCCATTGCAAGTAATATCATTACTATTTGCACCATAAGCGTCTGAAGTATTAAATGTTAATCCTTGGATATGACCAGATAAATCATTATCACTTGATGTACCATTGTATGTATCTTCAATATTAGAAGCATCTGCATTAGCAATGAAAGCAGCTACTGATGTTTCTGCCTTTTTGTCGGTATGAATATATATATCACCAGATTGGTCAGCACCACCTCTAATATAGTATTTAATATCAGATGAGGACTTGCCTTCAAGTGTGGCTGATAAAATACTAGTAATATCAACACTCTTATCACCTTCGGTGACATTAAAGTGGAAATTCTTAGGATAATGAAGTTCAGCTACATCTTTTGGTTCGACTAAAAAGTTAATCTGTTGTTCCTTTCTGACACCAATTAGTTGTCCATTTGTTGGTGTATGGTAAGTAAGTTTGACAGAAACAATTTCTCTGTATGCTTTATTTGTACTACTATTATAAAAGTTATTATAGGTGTAAATATCGCCAGAACCACCAACCCATTCTTCATAATTAAGATTATTAATTCTGTAAAGATTGAATTTTGTACCATTATTACTTGAATAAATTCCGTAATTAGTATTGGCAGGGATTAATCTTGGAGCAGCAGCAAGAGCATCATTAGCACTTACTGGTTTGTTATTGGCAATGTTACAGTAAGTACCATTACTTTGATAATCTTTTTCATCAGCATCATATTTGAAAAGAGGGACAATCTCGGCTGTGCAACTATATTCGCCATTTGCCATCATAAAGTTGGCAGCATTAATAGTAGCAATAGGATTTGAAATACCGTGATTATTTTCTTTAAATTCTACTTCTCTGGTATCAATACTTCTTTGATTATTGCTACCAAGTCCATCATAATAAGTAGATTGGATGTCATAGACTTGCAATTTACTGTAATCGGGGACACATTGTTGTTGTCCACTAGGACCTTCCTTAACACCGGGACCAACAACTGATGCAGCAGCAGCTTGTGCATAGCCAGTGAGGTAGGTATCAGATGTAGTTCCTATTTTCTTAATAAGACGAGTTTGTCCTTTTGTTATAACACCTTCTTCATCATATGTTAAACCAGTAGTTGAAATATTGGCATCATATTCATCGTTACTAATAATAACAAATATTTTTTCGGTCTTATTATTACCGTCAATATCTAAGGCACCACTGCTAGTACGTTTAGCAGATTTATTATATTTAAGATTAAGTGCGACTTCTCTACCAATTGCCTTCCAATGTTCTTCAGTTGAAGTGGTACTTGAAGAATTATTATTATAATAAGATATCAATTTGTTTTGAGGTGGTAAACATACTCTGAATCTTGGCATACCCTTAATATTAGAACTAGTAGTAAATACACCTGCATCGCCACTGGGGTCTGATGTTGAAACACCATCAGAATTGTGGGTAGTAGAAAGACTCTTGCCAGGTTTTTGATGACATTCGTATTCAAATACTACACCATTTGCATTAGCCCATTCAGTTTCTCCACTATTTTGGTATTCAATATTAAATCTGGCATCAGCGCAACTATCTGGAACAGCACTGGAAACATCGGCGAACATACTAGCATATGTTCCAAATCCTCTATAACCAGCTGATACATCCGCAACAGTACCGTCACCTCTATATTTTTCATCTCCAAGACTTAAAGTAAATGTTTCTCCTCTTTCTAACTCACCGTTCATATCAATTGGAACACATAATGTGGACCATCTACTTGAGTAAATACCAGATGCATCACTATCATAACTTGCAGATGCTGCACCTGTTTGGTGGTACCAAGCTACTAGATGATCAGTCGTATGACCAGTATGAGTAGAGTTATTAGAAATATCATAACCTGCACCATAACTTCTATCTAAATTAATAGCAATATTGAGAGTAGACTCGACATCTTTTAATGGTATATAAGCATCATTAATTTCTAATTGACATTCGCCAGTTGTATCACCTCTTTCAGTAATCTTAAATGATGGGAATGCCATTGCAGGGTCTGCTTCAGCATCTAAATCTTCAACATTAACGAAAAATTTAACAATTTCACCAATTCTGAAGAATTTGAAAACACCATCTTGAACCCATGAATATTTAAGCAGAGCATCAGCACTAGTGTTATCTATAAGATTGTTCAAGTTAGGATTTTTCTTGTAATAGTTATTAGCAGATGTATCAGTTGCACTCCAATGACTGAGTAACCCAGATAAATCAGTATGATTTTCGACATCAACAAGAGTTTCTTTAACTTCTTTACCATTAACAGTGAAATCCCAGTAACAACCATCTTTGGCATTTGGTAAACGAATAAGACCACTTAAATCACAATTTTCTGGATGCCATTGTGCAGAATTATAACCAGTAGCCATAACACCATCATTAGATAATACCCATTTGCCTTCTAAGGAAGAGTTACTTACATCAGCTCTTAATGCATCAAGTGTTTTAGCAAACTGGTAGCTATTATTACCCTTAAATTGACCGTTAATACCGGTACTAGCACTAGCATCTAAATCAGTATAGAAAACAGCATGATTATCTGCAGATGTGACACCATTGACGAAAACTAAACTTGTTAAGCTTAATCCGGTATTAAATAAGTCTGTATCAAATAGCTTAGCACTTGCAATAATATTTGTTGCTAAATCACCCTCATATAATAAGTCTTTAATTTCATCTTCACCAGCTTTACGGGGTAATAAATTATTCTTTTTATATAGTTCATCAGAACCATAGTATTTAGTATCTTGACCAGATACATCTTGGATTTCAATTATTTCTTGAAGATACTTCTTTGCACCGTTAGCATCAAGGGGATTTAATTGACATCTATATCCATAAAGTTCATCATATAAACCACTTGGTCTATTTTTTGATGGACCATTAATACTTGTAGCTATTTTTTGGATACCGTGATATTCTCGGTTCATAACAAGTTCTAATTGAGCTAATGTTAAAGTACCAGGGGTATTAGCAACAGTAGCTTGTTCCTCATTGATTCTATTAATATATTTATTAATCAAAGGGTCAGAACCAGTCTTGTTATAATTATTAATAGCATAAAGTAAAGCTATGCTAGTTGTTTTATTGGAAATAAGATCAGCATCACCAACACCTAGAACTCCGAATTCACGTTTAGTATTATGTGAAGAATCAGCCCATAGTTTATTAAGATTATCAATATTACTATCAGTATCAGATCCATTATCATTAACAGTTACTGGTACAAAATTAAAAAGATTTCTAACTTTTTGGAATAATTCAGTTCTATCAGATTTTTCATAAAGTTTAGATAAAGGCATGGTATCACTAGTAGGAACAGCAGCTAAATCTGTTTTTAATTTATTAAAACAAGCCTCGAGGTCATCTTGAGCTAATACATTATCGACATCACCATTTCCAGAATTTTCTTGAGCGTGTATAGCAGATAAATCAGTAACATAGAAATGAGCTAATTTTTCTTTCATTTCAGGAGTATTAAAACTTTGTTTATAATCATCTAAATTCTTTTCTGTTTCAGTTAACATACTTCTTTGGTAAAATGCAAGAGCTTCTTCGGCTGTTTTTCCTCTAATAAAAGAAGGACCAGAATTATTCTTGATACCATAATTAATAGCTTCTTTATTAGTAACAACTAATCTAGCTCTTAATTGTCCCTGATTGTTATCACTTGTCATTTTAAAACCCTCAGCAGCAGTTGTTGCTGATCTAATACCTGGAACAACAGCATCTTTTGTTAATTTAAGATTAACGTTTACAATTGTTGAAAAGGATGTTAATGAAGTACCATAGGTCTTGGGAGTTAATTTTAAACTAACATTTAAGTCTTCTGAATTATATTTAAGACTTTGAAAACCAGTAGCGGCAGATAGTCTTAATCTATAAAAATCATATTTGATACCTCCAGTTACACCTAAAGTTGAATCACCAGACACATTAGATCTGTATGGTTGACTTAGAGTAGGTAACCCTTGTTGGTTATCAGTATAAGGTGTACCATAGTTATCTTCTACGCGTTGTAAAGTAATTTGGTTTTTTTCTAATTCAGTACCTTCGTTGTTGAAAGAAACATCTAATTGTTCACCAGATTCAACACACACCAACAAGTAAGCATAGCTGTCTGCATTTGTGGTGGCATCTGCAACTCCTTCTTTAATGGAACAAGTAATTGTACCATCTTCATTTTGTTCTGTAATATCTGGACCAAAACTACCATCAGCAGAGTTATATGAAATCTCACAAAATTTGTTAGTAGTACAGTATACTTTAGGTTTGCAAGATAAATTATAAACTTGAATAGCTGCGGTTTCAGTAGCAAAATTATAACAAGTATTATTTAAACCAAAGCCAAATTTAAATTCAACATTCATGGCAGATAAATCTTCATAACTTGGTTCCATACCAGGTTTGAAAGCGAATTCACCAAATTCTGGTAATTTTTCTTCACCAGTCATTGGGTCACTTGCTAGTTTCCATCCCCAGCTCTTATAATCAGCTAATTTTGGAGCATTAATAGTTTGTTCTTGAAAAGTTGAAGCATTACCAAAATTAATAAATCTTTTAATTTGAGAAGCATATTTACCAGCTTTCTCACCATTTGGTCCTGGTTTAGATTCAGAAGTATACATTAATCTATTTCTACCGCCAGCATTAGAACCAGCATCAGCTAAGATATCGGCTTGATAGTATGTCCATGGCATCTCTGAGCCATTTTTGAATACATTTATTTTATTCATATTCAACACGTTGGTTGAATTTTCGAAAACGAGATAAGTCACGTTCGACATATAAACTTAATATATTTTATAAATAAATTTTTAGCCGGGGGGAAAAATTTATTTAATCTTAGACTAATTTTTTAAACTAATTTTTAATATTTGAAAACTGTAATTCTTCTTGAGAATTATAAGAACCTATATCTTTTATAATTTTTATACTATTTTTATTATAAGTTTCTGTGAAGAAATTGTCAACCCACCACTTGGTAGCTTTAATTTGTTCATCTCTACATTGATGATATTTATCACCAAAGTAATTATTATTCTTAATATAAGTAACAATCTTATTAATCATAATTTGTTGTTTATTGGCTATCTCTATATTAATATATTTAAACTTGTTAATAAACTCTTCTGGTAGTTCAAAATCTGGGAAAATATCTTGTAAATAATCATTGCTAGATAACTTTTCTAATATATTCTCTAATTTAGAAATTTTATTATCTAAACTATCTTTATCCTTCTTTTGGTCATATTTAAATCCTTTACAAACTAAATATTTTTCTGAATTACTCTCTCTTGAATATAGAGGCTTGCATATGTATATTTCATTATAGAAAGAGCTAAGAATATATATCATTTTTAAACTACTAATAGTAAAAGTTTCAAATACTTTAAGAACAAAATGACCATCCTTATTTTGAACTCGTATAGCTCCAATTATTTCTCCTAATATTAACTGAAAAGCCTCTTGTTCTTGATAATTTTCATCATTCCAATCAAACCCACCATCTGCTGTCACCAAGTCCGCATATTTTTTACTTTTTGCTACCTCTTTCTTAAAAAGGCTAATTGTCTTCACTTCGGTTATATCTCCATTACTTATTGATTTTAATTTACTAGATTTCGCTCTTGTATTGGTTTTATGAATATTCAATAAACTAGGATATCTTTTATCATAATAATTCATAAATTGTTTTCCCATTTCAATGTTTTTTCCATCTTCTGGATGAATTGTTACTCCAAAATATTTATCATTTTTTAAATCATACCCGTATTTTTCTCTAAATTTTAAAACAGCTTGCAAGAATGACCCGGGACCTTCTGCTAAAGCAGCATAAGTTAAATTATCTTTGCTTGCTAAATCGAAATAATATATCATTTCCCACATCTTATAAAAAGCTCTTGATAGAATATTAGGATCTTCTTTTGTCATATTAAAGAATTTTTTGGTTTGAGTTCCCAAGTCATCTTTATAATCAGTTATTTTATGTTCGAATGGATTAACAACATAATAAAATTTATTCTTAGTTTCTAAATTTTTTGTTATTTCCATTGCATTTTTTGTTCTATGTAAAAAAGAATGGAATCCTAAACTAAATAAAGGATATGAAATAACAGATGAAAGTATTAAATCATTGTCATTGCTATCTTTTTTTAGTAAAGAACTACTACCTGGTGGTAATTGAAATACAAATGGTTTATAGTTATTATTCATTTAATTATATAACATATTATTTTTTTAAACGATTCTTTATCAATTTTTTTAAGTATTAAAGTATTAATTTTTTAAGTATTTAAGTATATTGGTACCTCTTGTTGTATAGTATATACTAAATATATTATAGATAATAATATAGAAAATATATAATTATTTATATTATGACTCGAGAAATAGATTTAATAGTATCAGGCGGTGGATCGAAATTTTATTATTTGATTGGAATTAAGAAAGCTATCGAAGTTTGTTCAAAAAAAAATATATTAAAAATTAAAAGATATGCAGGGACAAGTTCCGGAAGTATGTTAATAACTTTAATGGCATGTAACATTGAGAATTCCTTAATAATAAAAGTATATAAACAAATAAACAAAAATAATAAAACTAATATTAAACTAATTAAGAAAGGACTTGATATATTATTACCAAAAAATGCTCATATTATCTGTTCTGATAAAGTATATATATCGGTGACTAAATTAGGATTGCCATTTAAAAATGAAATAATATCCAAGTTTTCTAGTAGACAAGACCTTATAGACACTATAATATGTTCATCTTCGTTTCCTTTTTTTGTTAATAATAATATTTATCATAAATATAAAAATAAATATTATATAGATGGATTTTTTACCAATAATACACCCTATTTTAAAGATAATCTTAGAAAACAAATTATTATAAAACCATTTCTAATTCAATATTCTTATTTTAATCCATTCGAACTAGAACCTGATTATTATATAAAATATATATCAGTAGGTTTTAAAGAATTTTATCAATTTCTAAATGGGAAAAAAATATTACCAATTGGATGGTACAACAAAAATAATAAACATTATTTTTCAATAAGAAAACACCTTATTTTATTATCACATTTTATTAACTTTAAAAAACTTTTCTTATTTATCATACTATGTTTAATTATAATTAATGGAAAATAAGTTTATTTACTTACAAAACTACCATAACTTAATCTTGAAAGAATTAACCCAAATATAATAGCAATAATAATAAACATTATTTCTATATATGTTAAACCTTTACTAGTTTCTTCAGTATCATCAACAATTGGAGATAAATTTTTACTTGAAAATAAAAAAGTAGTATCGTATTCATCAGATATATTATTATTCTCTTTTAATAATGATATTTCGGTCCCCTCTTCATATTCTTCATCAATATTATATTCGTCATCAATATTATATTCGTCATCAATATTATATTCTTCATCTATATTATATTCTTCATCTATATTATATTCTTCATCTATATTATATTCTTCGCCAGAATATTTATCATACTTTATCCGAGACAAAGGTTTCTTATTTAACACATCATCTTCATATAATGATAATAAATTATCTATACCATCATCTTTATCACTTGTTAATTCTATTTTATTTGTTATCTTAGGTTCTTTGTATCGTTTAGGACATGTTTTATTTTTATTTTCTAATTTAGATTGTAATATCTTCTTTCTAATCATTGCTTTTTTATTTATACTATTAATAACCTTTAAATAATTATCGTATGTTTTAGTATTATTAACCTTCTTTTCCTCTATTAATTCATCTGTATTAATTTCAACCAATTCTTCATCTAGACTTTCATCGCTAATATTTTCATCTATAATCTTCTTATTAATAATATTTTCATCTATAATCTTCTTATCTATAATCTTCTTATTAATAATATTTTCATCTATAATCTTTTTATCTATAATATCTTTATTAACAATATTTTTATCGTTATTTATAACTTTATTACTTGATTTTTTTCTTGTACTAATTACAGATCCATTTTTAGAATTATTATCATAATACACTTTTTTAACTGGTAATTCCTTATTTGGAGTTGATGGTTTATCAGATTGATTTTTTAAATATGTTTTTAATTTAGAAGTCCATTCATAATTTGATGGTTGAATATCATCCGTTGGTTGATTATCATATGTTGATTTACTACCACATGTTGATTTCTTTGAACTTGTTTTATGATTAGATAAATTGTTATCTAATGGTAATATTTTAGTATCATTTAATTTCTTTGTCTCATTATTTTCTTCATTGTACTCGTCTTCATCTAAATATATATTTTCTTTATTAAGAAGTTCGTGAATATCAAAATTTTTATGATATTTGTCAGTTATTACATTAGTATTAAAATCATTCTGAGTTTGTGAAATTAAATATTGTTCCCATTTTTTTTTTTGTTCTATTTTATATGTCTTATCAGAAGATTCATCAAATATTTCATCGTTAACTTCATCTGCAATTTCATCAATAGATTCGTCAGAGTATTCATATCCATCCAAGCTAGAATTAAAATTATAATTATATCTAGTATCATTATTCTTTAATATTCCTAATCTTTTACCTTCTGCCTGTTTCAATTCTTTTCTAATTCGCTCCTGGATACTATATTTTTCTTTATCATCAGTTATACTTGTAAATGATTTTAATTTAGCATCTCTCTCATTTGCTTCATCATTAATTAATAAATATTTTTCACCTAATTCGATTTTTCTATCTTCATTTACTTTTGTAGTTACTTCATTTATCAAGTATTTAATATTATTTGGTTTACATGTATTACAAGATTTTCTGCATAAAGAATTAGCTATTTTATCATCTTTTTTACACATATCATTTTTAATAATTTCTCTACAATTATCTGTTAAATCTTTACATATCATGTATTTTTTTTTTGAATTCATTATAATAATATATATAATTTTTTGTCAAGATAAAAGGAAATTATTACTAAATATTTTATGTGGAAACAGAAATTTTTATATTAATTTATACAAATACTTTAAAAACAGAAACACCCTAATATTAATGACTATTAAAGATATTCCATATTATAATTTTTATCAGAAATATCATAAAAATAAAATAAATAAAATTATCCATATAATATGTTGTCCACTTATCATATGGACTTTATCCGTTTTTCTAAATAGTATTGTTTTATATTTTTCGTTAAATTATGTAACCAGTTTTAATTTCTTAAAATTACTTGGTATAAATTGTACCCTTAGTTTTATTCTATTATCTATTTATTTATTAGTTTACACTTTTATTGATATTACTTGTTTTATACCAATGTCAGTATATTTATTTATTATATGGGCATCTTCTTATTTATTTCTTTGTTATTCCAGTTTTCCATTTTATTATGCTCTACTCATTAATATATTTAGTTGGACAATGCAGATTATTGGTTATGTATTTTTTGAAAAAAACATACCTGTATTATTGGATAGTATTGAACAAGCTTTGTTAATGGGCCCATTTATTACTTATTACGAATTCATTCAAATGGGTTTATATTAGAAAGAAGAACTATTGCTACATGTAGCACATCCACTACTACAATATCTAGTACTACAACCGTTATATTTGATAAATGGTTTCTTTTTTTGATTAAGTCTTAATCCTTGATATATATTTAGTAAATATTTTTTAGTATCACATCTTGTATCTTCATCTGGTATTTGAATTTCTTCATCATCGCAATTATAAAAACATTCTCGTTTTAAGTACACATTATAATCAATACATACTCTCCCGATAGCATTAATAATTATGGGACATTCGTAAGTTCCAAGGATATCATTAACATTCGTAATAATACTAGAGTTTGGAACATCAAAGATAGCATTATGTTCTTTACTAAACACCTTGAATGTTATTATTTCTTTATTACCAGATGAATAAATAATTCCATTGGCTAAATAAATACCACAATTATCTTTCATTACTATTTTTCCTCGTAATTCATTATCAACATACGCTAATAAGAGATCGCATTTTGAAGCAAAATTAAAATTTATTTTTATTAAAGCGACAATTTTAAAAGGTATCGTGTAATATACTTTTGGATTACCAATATTGATTCTTTTATTTATTAAAGGAGGTACTTTTCCAAATGCATCTATAATTACTGGTTCAACGTCGGTTCCATACTTACATCCAGTATTTATAATAATATTACATGATACTTTATCAACTTCATAAATTAATTCAGTTGATGATTGATATATTCTAAAAGTAATTGCTTCATTATAGCATTTAGTACTAATCTTTATATTAAACCATCCTTTACCATCCTTAACTGTTATTTTATCAATACCTCTTAATTCATAGTTAACATAAGCTAATATAATATCATTAGACTTGGCGGGCATAGTATTAATATTTACAATTCCAAGTATAGTACCATAAATATTTTCTGTTTTCACTGGATTACCAAAACTGTTTTTAACTTGAACAGCATAATTAATTAGTTTTGTCTCTTGGCATAATATTTCATTAAGAGTATCTAATGAATCGACTATTTTATATTCTAGTGTAAATTTGTTAGGATATTTAACTAGATTATTTGGTAAATATTTTTGTAATAATTCAATGTATTCAGATTCATCAATTTCATTAAATATATTTATTTTTTCTAATAAATCAATATCTATATTTATTTTTATTCCTATAATACCATTATTAATATCATAAATAGCACTAGTGATATCTACTATTGTATTTGAATTAGTTAATTTTAAAATTATATCCCTAGTAAATTCTTTATATTGTGTTTCATTCCTTGAAAAATATAAGTTTGTTTCTAATTCATTATTGTAATCATATACTAAACATATATAAATATCTTTTTTGATAGGGTCGTTATTACAAGGTTCACATATCATATCATCTTCACTTTCATAGTATTCTTCAAATATTTCAGAATTAATATTATTAATATTATTATTATAAATACTATTATTATATATATCGTCGTATTCGCAATCGTCTTCTATATGATTAATTATAACCATAATATTTAATAATTTTGTATCAGTATAATATACCTTTACGTTATTTGAATTTATCGGCAAGTAATGTATTAAATCAATAATAAATTCTTTAATTTCTATTAATATTATTTTTTTAATATAATATGGAATCGTTAATAACATTTCTTCTATATCAATATTAAAAGTTAAAATATGTCTAATATTCATTTCTAATCCATAAAATCTTGAAAAGTCATAGTCGCTTTTAAAAACACTAACTCTTTGAACAAATTTATTATCCCAAATAGTTGGATTAAATCCTAATTTTAATGCAGATATCCTTTGATTTTTATTTAATTCATTAAATTTAATTTCAGGAAATTCTACACAATTAAAACTATTTTCATTAAATCCAATATTCATAAATAACTTTTTATTAACATCTGATACTCTACTCCATTTTTTTTCAAATATTTGTTTTAATTTATATAATACTTCATTCTCTGTTTTAATAGTTATATCTGTTATCTTTATATTTTCTAACTGTCTACAAGTTAATATATAATCCAAAATTTGAGAAATAATAGAATTTTCTTCTAATAGTTTATTTTCGAGTTCCAACAATTTAATATATGATTTAGGATACACATCCTCTTTAAAAGTAACTTTAAAATTTGTATTTGCTATTTTTTCATATTTATTGATATTATTAATTATTACTAAATCGTTATTTATTTTAGTTTTTCGATTTATTTGGCAATCACAAAATATACTTATTTCATCTTGAAAATCTACTGTTTCACTACAAAATAAAGACGTATATTTAAAAGAATTAATACTACCAATTATTTCCATACAACAGTCTCTAAATTCTGAACTACTATCTATAGCAACAAATCCAGATACATATTCATACCCAATTAAACTACCTTTGAAATTAACACGACATTTAATAAAAGAACTGTTCATAGAGTATCCGATAAATCCACCAATATATTTTGATTCATTGTTACATATTTCATTAGATTTAATTCCAACAATTGTTAAATGTCCACAAATAAATGATTCTTTGATTTGAGAATTTGTAATAGTTCCAATAAAACCACCAATATTATTAGTCCCTCTCAAAACAGAATTATTAACATATATTGAAATCTTAACAGCATATGAGTCTATCATCTCGCCTATAAATAATCCAATATTGAAACCATTCTTAGCATTAATATTAATTCTACCTATGATTTCACAATTATAAAATGTGGAATTAATTGAAATACCGGCAAAACAACCGGCATTAGATTTAACCATAATATCCAATTTGGCATTTAATTTTAAATTTTTAATAGTTGCATTTTTAATTTCACTAAATAAACCAACATATTTATTTTCTGGATTTGATATTAATTTAAAATTATGAATTTTATAATTATCGCCATCAAAAATTCCAGTAAAACTATCTATTGGTTGATAGAAATTATGTTTAATTTTATCCCAATAAATATCACAAGTTAATAGATAGTTATTATTAGTATTATATAAACTTGAATTATTATCTAATAAATAATCTACAAACTCTATTTCGTTGTTAATTAAATAAAATAACTGATTCCCACTCGCGTGATTTATAATTTTGGTTGTCATTAAATTAAACTATATTTTAAAAATATTATGGTTTAAAATAATTTATACTAACAATTTTTTAATAACAGTATTAAATTTAGTAGTATATTTCTTTGGAATATAATTGAAATCAATTAATTTTTGGTTTTCTATAAACTTTTTCTTAATATCCTCATTTTGATCTAAATACTCTTGTAATATAGAGGGATCATTAATTAAATCCTTTTTATTTTTTACTCTCTTTCCTTTAAAAATAGATGATATATTATCAGAACAATCGCCTTCCATTATCTTTTTAACTAATGACAATGATGCTTCTTCTTTGGATAATTGGAAAACTTTTTTCTTTCTGTATTGAGCAAAATACACATCGTCATTTCCTAATTGAAGAAAGTCTTCATCACCTGATACTATATATATTGATTTATTTTTAAAGTTTGATTGAATATATTTACAAGATAGTGCTATAATATCATCTGCTTCTATTTTATCTTGTTTAATAACAAAATAATTTTCATTATCTTTTACCCATCCAGGTATTAAAGTATCATAAGTATGTTTAAATACTGGTTTAAAATTATGTTTCACGGTTAAATCTTGTCTACCGTCTTTATAATCACATTTTTCTTTCATTCTCCAAATAGTTTGTTGTGGTGGGTCTCTTGCAAATATTATTATACTATCATTAAATACTTTAGGTGTAACGAGAGTTTTGATTGATTCTAAATACATTTTTTCATACTTTTCCATAAATACTTTATTTTCAATCCAATTATAATTAGCAAAATCTTTACCAAGATCTTTAACAACTTTTTGAAGCTCTTTGAAGTCTTCTTTATGAGCCATTGAATACCAAGTTCGTGTAGCAAAGAATCTATAAAAACTAGTATATGAACTATCTACAAGTATAATATTATTACTTTTCATTATAATTATATTATATTACGTCTTAAATAAAGTAATTTTCATCTATTTTTATTTCTAATATAATTAGAAATAAAATAGACAAACTGTAAATTTAGATATATCTATGAAAGATGTCAAATTTTCACTAATAATCATTATCTGGTACAAAACTAATTTCGTATAATAAGATATCTTTACCAATAACATCTAATAAATATTTTATAATATCTATGTTTCTTTCTTGTATAGCACAAGAAAGTGCAGTTCCACCCGTGGGTGATACATGATGGATGTTAGCATTATTATTAATTAAATATTTTACAATATCTAATCTATTACCATTAACAGCTGACATTAAACAAGTTTGTTTTGTTACCCAACCACTACATATATTTATGATTCTATTTTAAAATCAGAAGTATATAAATAAACTAATACTCCCATAGCAATATAACTTTGTTTATTTGTACTTAAAATGGAAGAATAAATGAAAATCATCATCAAAGCTTGAATTTTGTTTTAATTACTAAAAATCTTTATGTAATTAAATAATTGAATATAGATGTCATTAATATCAGTTGATTTAATAATCTAATGGGATTTGATTTATACGCACTTGATCCAATAACGGATAGTGAAAAACATGGTTATTTCCGTGCCAATGTTTGGTACTGGAGACCATTATGGGCATTTGTTAATCAAATATGTCAAGGTGAACTAACTGATGACATAATAAAAGGTGGTCAATATAATGACGGTGTTGAAATTGAAGACGAAACAGCTAAACTAATAGGAACAAGAATTATCAACAGTCTAAATAATAATACATTTCAAGAATACAAGAATGAACATGAAAATAATAAACAGAATATTCCAGAAGACAACTGTTCTATTTGCGCACTTCATGCTAATCAAGTAAACCCTTCTTGTCATAGATGTAAAGGTACTGGTAAGACAACTAATATAATAACTGCTTATATGTGCAATGAAGAATTAACTAGAGAATTTGCAGATTTTTGCCTACACTCTGGTGGTTTTGAGATATGCTAATTTACATAAAATCATCATCAGAATCACTTAGCTTAACTGGTAAAGATGTGCGACCTGTTGTCTGCATGTCTCCGAATTCGCTACGAGTTATATGAAACTCATCTATAAGACTACCGTGTTTAGATAGTATTTTATTTATTAATAATCGCAGGTTATCAAATTTAATTTCATCTTGACTATATTGCAAATAAATAATGTCAAATTCTGTTTTTAATTCTTGTATTTGCTTTAATATTTCTACTGTAATCTTATCAGCTTTAAGTAAAAGAGTTTTATTAATAATATCTTTAATTTCATCTAATCTAGAAACTCGTTCAAGAATAATATTATTTTCTAACTCAAATTCTGTTAATAATTGAGTAATTTCCTCTGTAATAAGTAAATTATCAAAATCGTTAATTCTATCAATATCTGTTTTTAAAACTGTTACATTAAATCTAACACTTATTTCTGGCAGATTCTTTAATATGTCTCTAATTATTCCTTTTTCTTTTACCCCTTGTCCTATTTGATATATTATTGGATATTTCATTACAATACTATATATTTTATTTTTAAAAATATTATTAAATAACTTTTATGATATATTTAATTATTAATCGTTTATTCATATTTAAAAATATTTATTAATATAATGACTTATTTAGTAGTTATGGTAGCAGGAATGTCATCTAGATTTGGCGGTAAACCAAAACAAATGGAAAAGATTGGTCCAGATAATGAAACATTAATTGAATATTCTATTAATCAGGCTATTATGAATCCATTTAATAGGATTATATTTATTACAAATAGTAAAACAGAACATTTATTTGTAGAAATATTTGGTTCACAATATAAAAATATTCCAGTAGTTTATATTCAACAAACCTATGATATTAATAAAAGAACTAGACCTTGGGGAACTGCGGATGCTATTTCTAGTTTATATCCATTTTTTTTAAAAGAAGAAAATATTAAAGAATTAAATTTTATCTTAATAAATGGTGATGATATTTATGGAAAAGATACTTTCCAAGAAGGATATGTGTTATTAAATAATTTTAATAATCAAACATCTGTAATAGGAGGATTATTAGTTAAAGATACTATGCCAGAATCAGGATTTGTTAATCGTGGTATTATAACCATAGAACAAGATTTAGTAATTTCAATAGAAGAAAGACTTAAAATTAGTAAAATAGATAACCCCGAATTAATGGAGCAATTAGCTAATGTTAATTTTATTGGATTACAATTAGAAGATTTGAAGAATTTATTTAACTTAAATTCTAAATTCAAAGAAGATAATAAATTTGATTCAAAAATTGAATCAAATTTGACAACTCACTTGGATACATTGATAAATAATAATTTATTAAAATTAAAATATTTTTATATAAAAGATAAAATAGTTGGTATTACTAATCCAGGAGATGAGGTAATCTTAAAAAATAATTTATAATTTGTATTTTTCGATAAAATCTAAAGCTTTCTTTCTGTCATATTTTTCTCCAATATTAATAAATTTGTTTCCATCATTATCTTTATAATGTTGCAAAAAATATAAGATTTGTTCTAATTTTCTAACAGGAATATCTTCTAGATCATTTATATGTTCATTTTCTTTATCAATCTTAGAATCCAATACACATAGAATTTTATCATCTTGTCCATTCTCATCTGTTGTTTCAATGCCACCAACTATTCTAACACTAACCATACAACCTGGTTGTAATTGATGAGACGATAATAGAATAATATCAATAGCATCGCCATCGGGAGCTAAGGTATTGGGAATATATCCATAGTTATATGGAAAAGCATTTGAATTTGGTAACACTCTATCTAAAACTAAAGTTTTTTTTGTTTCATCAAATTCATATTTTAAATTACTGTTTTTTGAAATTTCTATTCTTACAAACATAATATATATTGTTATATATTTTTTTATGATGAATGATATAAATAAAAATATCTTAATTTTAGTAACTAACGTAGATAATAACTAACGTAGATAGTAACTAACGTAGATAATAACTAACGTAGATAATAACTAACGTAGATAGTAACTAACGTAGATAATAACTAACGTAGATAATAACTAACGTAGATAGTAATTAAATTACTAAATTATTAAAAGACCTAAACTTACTTAAATATACTTTAAGAATAAAAACATATAAAAATTTTTTGTTCGATATTTAGTTAAAAAAAAAAAGATTATTACTATTAATATAGCTATATGTCTAGCCGTAATTTAATTAGTGAGACACAGCCGATACCTATTAATTATACAAAATCTTGTTACAGTTTCTCGGACCCTACTGGTCCTAAAAAAAATTATCTATTTTCCTTAGGATTAACTCTTGTTGATGGCAGTCAAAGGAAATTTAACAAACTGGAAAGTAACAAGTATTCATATATAATTGATATAGACGATAATGTTAGATATAATGATATAAGTAATTTTAATGTTAATGTCATTGAATTGCCATTAATAGATAATACATATTCGATGGTTGGAACAATTTGTCACAATTCTTCAACATTTAGTCAAAAAGATGAAAATTTTTATGTCGAATTTTCGCAAAATAATAACGGTAATGCTATTTGCACTTGTTATTTCATTGGTGTAGATTTTAATACCATGTTTGTTTCACCTCCAAATTAAACAAATACATAGTTAAAAATATAATCTTATATATTATATAGGTTTAGTTGATGTCTTATACCTTGACTCCGCAAATTAAAAAAACCAAAAGTTTTTCAAAATATTTATGCTCGAATGCAGATAGTGAAGATGATTTTTATATATTTGATATAAAATTTATATCAAATAAAAAAAAGTCTAAAAAAATTAAAAAAATTAAAAATACAAAATGCGACCAGTTAATTAATATAAGCGATGGTATTACATATAATAAATATAGGTCATTAGTTATGAATATAATAAATATTAATAATCCATTAAATAACCATTCGTTTAAAGTAGATTTAACTAGTAATTCAGTAATTTACCATGATAATTTTATTTATTTAGAAATTACTTCAGAGTTAGGTTTATTAAAATGTTTTTATAATTTAGATGTAAATAAAGTTTAGTAACTTGTATTACTGACACTATCAATTTTGAAATTTTTATAATTCTCTCGTTAAGATTCTTTTACCAAAAGTATCAATTATATTCTTTTACAAAAAGTATCAATTATATTTAAAATACTAATTAAACTAGTTCTTTAGCTTCATCACCTCCTAGTTAGAACTAACAGTTCGTACCTTACTTTTTCCCAATTAAATTAATTTAGTAAATTTTAAAAATGATTTTCTAAATATTTAATAATGGAACAATTAAATGATAATAAAATAATTTGTCACATAATAGGTTTAAATCCAAATGATAAACTTGAGATTAAAGATTTATGTGATAATATTACAAAGTATAATATGATAGATCTTGATCAAGTAAACAATGATATTTTAAATGATGAATATATGAATAAATTATTTAAAACTTATTCTAAATTTAAAAAAAATAAAAATGATAAATTTAAAGATGTTGATAAGAAAATGACAAAATATTGGGAAGATAATATGATAAAAAAAGTGTATGATTTAATTGCTGGTAAGAAGAAAACAATATTAATTGGAAAAAATCATCATTATCGTTTATTATCAAAAAAAATTAATTTTTCAGTTTCTAACAAGTTTATTATCGATAATAATATTAAAGAAGAGGTTAGAACACGAATTAAATATAATTTAGTTACTCATCATGATGAAATAGTTAATGGTAAATTTCCAATTGATTTATTAAACTATAACCAACAAATGAAAAAAAGAGAACTTTTTAATGATAGTTATATTAAATTAGGTTATACTAAAATAAAATTGGAAAATCTGATGGAAATACTAAATATGCATTCTAAGAAAAAGATTAAAGGTGGTGGATTATGGTTAAGTTTACAAGAACCCTATAATATTGGGTCAAAGATATATCCTAATAAAGAACCCATATATGCTTTTGTTGACCCTGTTTTATCATTAATTGGTAGTTTTAATTTTAAGGAAGAAGATATTGATTATAACTTTAATAAAGATAAGGTTATATCACTTAATAATATTGATTCAAATAAAATGAAAAAAGGGAGATATTTATATTATGTATCAAAAGAAGATTTTATATTAACAGATATTGAAAATCAACATAAATATTCAACACATAATCCTGTGTTAGTATTAGAAAAAGAAAAAATTAATAATGTTTACAATAAATTAGTTGATTTGGAATTACTCAATTAATTTTTCAAAAAAGATTATAAAATAATTTTCTGTGTACATTTATATGAATCAAAAAATAGATATATCAATATCTAAAACTAATGATATATTCATAATTATAGCTATTGTTTCATTTATGGTTCTATATTGTTGGTATCAAAAATATTATGCAACGACTGAAAAGTTTGGAGGAACCTGTTCAGATAATTATAATATTATTAATGAAAATTCCAAAGTTAAAAAAATAGTTCAAGAATGTTGTGATGGTTCAAAAGATGTAGGATTTTATGATCCTTATGATAATTTAAAAAGTGCTATGGAGGAGTTACCAGACTCTGTAGATAATATAAAATCAATCAACATTCAAACTTTATATGATATAACGACTATTAGTAACAAAATAAATGATTTTTATAATATTATTTCTGAATCAAATGAACTAACACTTGAACAAAAGAAAGAGATAATGGACTTTAGTATAAATGATAGTAAAGAAATGGAATTAAAATTTAAAAAATATGTTTGTTTATCGTGTTGTGATAAACAAGATTATAATAAAGATCGAAATACTAGAGCATGTAAGACTATATGCAATAGTAAATACACTTAAATATTCACAAAACTTTTAGAACCTATTTGTGAATATTTTATCTAAAACTATAAGATGAATGATTTTACTAGGTTGTTTAAATATACAGTTATCAATGAATCAACTATTATAATTAATAAGAGTATAATACAAGTTATAGAGAAAGTTTTAAATAAATGGAATTCAATTATTATCAATAACCCGACTGGTCGAATTATAGATATAGATTTATACTTTAAACCAATTGATGGAAATGGTATATTAGGTTATGCAACACCTTTATTTGTTATTGGATCATCTTTCGGAAATATCTTTTCTACCAAGTGTAAAATTGTGCTAAATACAAATATAATATTTAGTTTTAATGAAAATTATATATATAACGTAATTTTACATGAATTTGGTCATGCATTAGGTATTGGAGTTTTCTGGTATCAAGATAACTCGCCTATTAATAGTTTTAAGGAAGATAATAATTTATTTAAAAAATATTATATTGGTCCAAATGCTTTACGCGAATATAGAAGAATTTTAAATAATAAAGGAATAGTGGGAATACCAGTTGAAGATAATGGATTAGAAGGTACTGTTGATTATCACATAGAAGAAGGAAGTAAATTTAGTTTTGGAAAGGAGATTACCAAAAATAATAGATATGTAAATGGTATACTACACCATGGATTACAAAATGAATTAATGACTGGTTGGGCTGATAATGATGCAGTTTTAAGTAGAATAACAGTTGGTTTATTAGAAGATATCGGATATGGAGTTGATTATTCACAAGCTGATTACTTTAATCCTTTAAATTTAGAATTAGAAGTATTAGAAAAGGAGACTCTTTGGAACCTACCTCATTATAATAATTATTCAATAGAAAACTTTTATAATAAAATAGGTTTCAAATATAACAATGATTATAACTTTTCAAAGATTAAAATATTAATTATAGACACTGCATTTAATAAAAATAAAATTAAAAATTTAGGCTATAATATTGATTATTATCATTATAAAAACTTTACTGGATATACTAATGGCAATGATATGGTTCACGGAACTAATGTTTTTCTTACAATTAGTTCTATTTGCCCAAATGCTGAATATTATTTCGCTGAATCAGAATGGACTCCTAATGAAACTATTAATGAAATAGATAACTTAATTAACTCTTTAAAATGGGGTCAAGAACTAAATGTAGATTTAATAAATATATCAATAGGTTATTCTTTTGAAGGGGATATATTTAGAGAGAAAAAAGAAGAATTAGAAGAGTTAATCAATAATATGACCAATACGATAATTACAGTTTCTGTGAATAATCAGATGAATACTAATTTACATTTACCGTCTGATATAGAAAATACAGTTACAGTAGGAAATGCACGTGGAAATCATAATTACAAAATAAACTCTAAACCTGATCTTGTTCTACCAAATATTAATAATTTAACAGGTGATGAATTTTGGGATAATACTCCTCATACTAGTAAATGTTCTGCTATTATGTGTTCTATATTTGCAATTTGTATGATTGAACGTCCAACAATCTCCAAGAATGACCTTAAGAATAAGATATATGAAACATCTTCTGAACTTGATACTAGATCAATTATTTACGGGTATGGTATTCCATTATTAGGAAACTTTTTAGAAACAACGAAAAATTATACTACTAATGAATCATATATACCTTTGAGAAAAGGATGGAATCTCATTTCATTTCCGTTTACAAATATTAAAATACAAGATATTATAGATAATAATGATATAATAGAAATTAAAAACATAGATTATTCCTATAATAGAAATATTCCTAATGAATTTAATAGTTTAACTGAAATCTCTTCGAGTAGTTCATATTGGATATATTGTGGTCAGGAAACTAATCTTTCAATATCAGGCGAAAAAATATATCAAATAATCTTACACTTAAAAAAGGGTTGGAATATGATATCGTGTCCATTTATAGAAAAGATATACTTGTCGGAAATAATGACCCCAGAAATTATTGAGATCAAAAATATTTATAATAGTTATAATTATACTATACCAGAATTTTCAACTCTTAAATATCTAGAACCATTTCAGGGTTATTATTTAAAAGCTAGTCAAGATTTTAATTTAACTTTATTTAATTAATATTAACTTAAGCAGTTAAAATAATATTAATTTAATGGAAAGTATTGTTGACAATGTGTCAGATGTAAGATTTGAAAATATCGAATCTTTTGAAATGATGAGTATTTCACCAAATGATATTCACTCGTATGATTATAATAATCCTGGTTATGTTACTAAACTTGTGAATGAAGATTTTATTAAGCTTGTAGATGCAACACCAGATAATTTTATGGAAAAAATAGCTGAAAGTTTTAATATTGATAATTATGACCCAGAAGATAGAAATATTGTAACTCAAGTTTTTTATGATAAACCTGAATACTTTTATGAAATACTATTCTTAGATGTTCGATCTAAACAGAATAGAATTCCAGAAAAAGAAAATCAATTTGCTAGCATGATTAATACAAAAGCTGAGAAAATTTATGGTAATGCTATTATTTTAAAAACCAATATACCAAATGATAAAGATAAAAAAATGGTACTAGAAAAAATGTCTAAAAATGATTTATTTGAAATATTAGATTCACGTGCTAATACTAAAGTTGTAATTTTTGAAGATGGTAATCTTAGAGAAGAAGTAGTAAGGGGAGATATGGATGTGTTCTGTAAAAATTTATTTGAAGAAGATTATTTTAAGAAAACAGAATTATCTTTCTTATATCATAATTTAAATATATGGTATTTGCCAAGTGAATATGGACAGGTGGTTTCTGAAAAATTAATTACAGGTAAAGTAGAGTATGCTGTCTTCTTTTCTAAAATATGTAAAGAATATCGTGGAAATATAACTTTAGACGAAGTTAAAAAAATTGTTGAATTATCAAAAAGTTTAGAAAATTTTGGTCTACAGGAAAGATGGATTGAGGAAGAAAAAGATTCATTAGATAGACGGGTTGTTAAAAATAAGTATAAGGTTTTAGAGTATGCTTGGAGAGAACATAATAATAAAAATTAATTTTTAAAAAATATTTTCTAAATATTTTATAATGAATCGTTCTAATTATGAGATGGCTACTCCCATTAATACATTGCAACAACCTTCGAATAATATTAATAATTTAGTAAGAAATGTTGAGAATAACATCGAAACACTCGGTAATGCATCAACTCAATCTCAACAACCTCAACCAGCTAATTTAACATATAATCCCAATGTCGATACCAATGTAGGGCATCAATATGTACAACAACCTACTATGGCACCAACATATCAACAACCAGTAGTTATTAAACAAGAACAACTTGAAATGCCAGTTGATATACCAGTTGAAAAGAAATCTTTATACCAAACATTATTAGTTAACTCTAAAGAATATTTAATTATGATTCTTTTATTCTCTTTATTAGCTCATAAAAAAGTTAATAGGTTGTTTATCACCTATATTCCTGGTTTAGTTACATTCGACTCTCCAATCCCATCTTTAATAATAAGAGGTATTGTTCTGACTGTATTATCAGTCTTAATTAAAAACTTTGTTTAATGTTTTCTATATCTTTTAACATTTCTGTTAATTCAATTAATCGACCTCCTTTAATTGAATAAATATAAAATAAATATTTCAATAAATTACAATAAAAGTATATTTGTTTAATTTGTGGCATACTTTGAAAATATTCATGCATATTATTAGGTTGATCTATAAATTGTTTAATTGATTTTGGTTCATCTAATGGTTTTAGTTGATATTGACATCTTTGATTATTAATTGTACCATTAACAAAATAATGTAATAATAACATATTATTATTATTCATTGTTTCCTCATCTAATTTTAAATCTTCTGCTTTTTTGAGTATCTCATCTTTAGTAATAATATCATCTTGATATAATGATAGTGACCATTGTAAGTCGTCTATTTCATCTTGATATTCAGATAGTGACAATTGTAAATCTTCTGCTTTTTTGAGTATATCTTTAGTAGTAATATCATCTTGATATTCTGATATTGACAATTGTAACTCGTCTATTTTTTCTAATGTCGGCTGTATTAAGTTAATATTTTTATCTAATTGGTCTATAACAATTTGATTTACTTCAAACATATCATTAATATTAAAATTTATAATTTCTTGAGTGATACCTAATAATTTAATAATATTAGTTAAATTTTTGACTGAATCTCCAGATTCACTATAATCCATAATAACTATTTGGTCAAAATCTCTTGATTTAATTACATGTTCATTTAAATATCTTTGAATTACAACTGTCTTTTCTTCTTTATTTTTCTCAAGAGCTGTTCCAATACTCGAAATAGGAAATTCTTTTATTATAATATTAGTATTATTAAATCTAGAATCAATTAGCCTCATGATAAAAATAAAATAACTGGGCGAATCACCTGGAACTAATATTAATGTTTTTTTATCATTTACTAATTCTAATAGTTTATTTCCCAATCTTAATGAAATTTTAAATAAAATTCTTAATTGTTTATAGTAGTCATTACCTATATTTGAAATATTTAAAAATATATGTTTATCTTTCTTAAAAACTAATAACAATAAAATTATTATTTTAGTAATTAGTTCATCATTTATAACTAAACCCTTAAAGTATTCTAAATCAAGAAATCTATCAGATATATCTAAATTACTAGTAGCCAATTCATATAATTGACAAGTTAAATCTAATTTCGAAGTATAAACAATAGAATTTATATTATCAACTATGGTTCCACCAATTTGATTTTTTAGTTTTAAATACTTTTCTTTATATTTGTTATATTTATTAAAATAAAAATTATTAAGATGTGAATTATTCATATAATAAATATAATATTTTATTTAATTTGTATTAACAATCCATTTTTTAAATTTATTGACATTTGATTCGGTGCCGACTGTATAAGTAAAGTACCACGACTTTTTTCTACCGTCCCATCTTCCGCCTAATTTTTTAATCTCATCTTTATCTTTATAATCTGATTCTAAATAGACAGATATAGGTTCTTCGCCGATAACTTGAAAAAAATCTTTAAGACAAGTATCATAATTCTTAAACTTGACTAAATCTATCAGGTTATTGTCTTGATTAAGTATTAATAATTCTAAATGTCCTAAACATCTTTTGCAAATCTCTTGATTCTCTTTAATAATATTATTATTAATACTATGAGATTTTCCTTCTGACGAAAAAACATTAAATTTATTAATAAATTTATAAACATTATGACCTTCTGATATTTTAGATTCACAAACATCACACTTTTTGGTTTCTTTAGTTAATTCTTCAAAAATATCTTCACTGAACTTTACTATCTGTTTATCAAATTTATAATTATTTTCAAACATTTTCTTAAAACATTTGAAAGTATTTTTACAATCATCTAATGCATTATGATGATTTTTCATCTCTTTGTCAAATAAATGATTGTAAATACTATCTAATGAAGATTTAATTTCTGGATTTTTTTCTCGAAAAGCAAACATAGTATCATAGATTGGAATATCTTTTAGTTTCTCTTTTATTTTATCGTACCATAAATAACATCCAATTGCCTCCTTTCGAATAGCCTGAATGTCCGCACTAATGATATTTTGACCTATAACTATATCAACATTTAAAAGATCATTATAAAATGTTTGCATAGCGTCTTTAATATCAATACCATGCTCTTCCAAGTATTTATTGGTTAGTTTATGATATTTGAATGCTTCGCCAGATTCGTTCACTTTAAACACATTTTCTGGGTACTTGATGTAACTTATTGTTTTTTTGTTATCTTCCTGATTATAAATTATATAGGCTAATGCTAGTAATCTTTTTGGATTAGTATCATATTCGGTATCTAAAACCATAATTCTTTTTTCTGATAAGACAATATTTGGGTCCATTTTATTATAGTATATTACTTTAAAATAAAATATAATTCAATATTTTATAAATATATAAATATATAAATATATAAATATATATATATATATATAGATGTCATATCAAATAAAATATTTAAAATATAAAAATAAATATTTAGATTTAAAACAAAAAATTTCTGGAGGTGCTAATACTGATGGAAGCCTGGGTACCCAAAATGCCACATCCGATTTAATACAACAGTCTACAGAAAGTTTAATTAATAAAATTTCTGATGTTGTGACTATTGATGAAATGAGAGAAGTATCAGGAACTAAAATCTTAACTCCTGAAGAAAAACGAATAATCATTGTAGAAGTTGAAGCTTTGAATAAAGAACTTTTAAAAGTAAAAGCAGTAGGAGAACAATATGTTGCAGAATACAGACAAATTAATCAATTAATAGATGATGCTTCAACTGCTATAAGAAGTGGTGATAAAGAAGTACAAGTTACAGCAATTAAGGAAAAACTAGCATCCTTAGAATCTAATGTTCAAAAAGGAATCGATGACCCTCATCTTAACCTATATTTTTTAATCATTGAAATTTTAGATTCAATTCAAGATGGAAAATTAGATAAAGATGAGATTTTAGAGTTAAAAAAGATCATTGAAGATAATAAAAAACATATTGATGAACTTAAAACTGCCAATAAAGAATTAGAACGTAATATTGCATCATCGACTATAGCAAGTAATCTAGGAAGTACACAACGTTTGAAAAAAATAAATAATTTACAAAGTCAAAATAAAGAATTAGAATCTGAAAACAAAAAGTTAAAAGAAAGTAGAAGAAAAGCAAATGATGCAGTTAATAGATTACTTGATTTCTTTAGATCTAAAAATATGAAAGTAAGACAACCAGTATATGCTCCAGTATATACACCAGTTTATATCAGAAGATAGAAAAATTGATTAAATATAATCTTTAATTAGATTATCTTTAATTATATGACAACTAATACTATTATATCACTAGAGGGCAATATTGGTTCTGGTAAATCGACTATATTAGAGATTATGCGAAATAAATATAAAGATAATACTAATGTTATTTTTGTAGATGAACCTGTATCAGAATGGAATTTAATAAAGGATGGTGACAAGTCAATACTCGAACTTTTTTATGAAGATAAATCAAAGTACTCATTTACTTTTCAAATTATGGCTTATATTACAAGATTAAGAAAACTACTTGAAGTATTAGAAAATAATACAAATAAATTAGTTATTTGTGAAAGGTCAATTTATACCGATAAATATGTTTTTGCCAAAATGTTACACCAACAAGGTTACATTAATGAAATGGAATGGCAAACTTACAATTATTGGTTTGATACTTTTAAAGAAAAAACTAAATTAAATATGATTATTTATATTAATACCAAACCTGAAACATGTTTTGAAAGAATTAAGAAAAGGAATAGAACTGGTGAATCAAATATTCCAATGGACTATTTAGAACATTGTCATCGATTACACGAAGAATGGTTAGAGTCTAATAATGATGAAATCGTTGTTCCTTTCGATGGAAACTTAGAATTGAATGAAGATAATGAATACATTTACTTTCAATCACTAGAACCATTATTAGTAAACAATATAGAATAAGAAGTTTAAAAATAATTGCTTTATAAAAATTAATTTAAATTCTTTATAAAAAATATCTATATATTATTAATGGAAAGTTCATATAATAAAGATCTATGTATCAGAGTTGGATTAGGTATTCTTTTACTCATAGTTATTGTATTTTGTATCGATGGTAACTCTGAAATGTTCGGTAATTATAAATCATCGTGTAGTACATTACCTAGAGCAGTAATGCATGCCATTAATGAAAGAAAGATGAAGAAAGTAGATGATGAATCATGGGACTACTATCTACCTTGTGGGTATACAAGATGTGAATCCAATGTTAGAGGATTTACAAATCATAAATCTGGTAAAAAAATATTTATGATTGACGGATGTGATTGGATTGCATCAAAGGTTGCATTATGGAGATTAATCAAGAAAGAATTTGGTAAATATGCCCACTATATCATGCCAGAAACTTTTGTTTTATCAAGTGAAGAAGATAAGAAAAAGTTTAAAACTTTTTACAATATGAAAAAAGCAGAGAATAAAGGTTGCAAATTTATACTTAAGAATTATAAACAAAGACAAGAAGGATTAAGATTATCTAATGACTTGACTGAAATTTTTAACTCGGTAGGTGAAGGTTTCAAACTAGTTCAAGACTTTTTAGAAAATCCTTATTTAATATCAGGAAGAAAAGTTAATTTAAGATATTATCTTCTTATTACCTGCCACGAAGGAGTTATTAAAGGATGGATATACCGCGATGGATTTGTTTACTATACTCCAGAACCTTTTATTAAGAATAGTATGGATTTTAAAAGAACTATCACAACAGGATATATTGATAGAAAAGTGTATGAGGAAAATCCTTTGACATTGGAAGATTTTAGAAAACATTTAGGTGATGAGAAAGCTAAGAAATTTGATGAAGAAGTTAGAACCAAAATGAGAGCTACTATGAAAGCATTATCTAGTGAAATTTGTTCAGAAAAGAAATTAGCACATCATCTAAAATTCCAAATTTTTGGAGCTGATATTGCACCAGATGAAAAATTAAAATGTACTTTAATGGAAATTAATAAAGGTCCGGATATTGGATTTAAAGATGAAAAAGATGGTAATGTTAAGAAAAATATGGTTAAAGATGCTTTCACNGTTGTCGACCCAATTGAAGGTGATTCAAAACATCAATTTGAAAGAATCTATTAATAGCATTTTTCACAATACTAGGTAAAGTGAAAGAATCTATTAATAGCATTTTTCACAATACTAGGTAAAGTGAAATAAAAATATAATATAAATTGTTAATTAAATATTTAAATAACAATTTAAAGTTAAATACATTATCTAGGTTAATAATATGACCAAAAATAAAAAATTAGATAAATATGGAAATGATTCAGAACAAGAATCACTTGCTGATATTCATTTCTTTTACCCGCTTTCAGATATTTTAATCGGTCCATTACATAGCATTGGGTTGAAACCTAATCATATTACAATAATGTCAACATTATTTAGCATAATAGCTGTTTTGTATTATTCTTACAATAATTTATTATTAACTCTAATCTTTTATTTCTTAGGTTACTTGATGGATTGTATCGATGGTAGAATGGCAAGAAAATATAATCAAGGTAGTATTTTAGGTATGATTTTAGATTCGACATCTGATGTTTTATGTAATTTTCCGTTTTTACTGATAATATTTTTCAAAACTATATATTCACTAAAAAATAATGGGATTATAAATAATTATAGAATTTATCTTTCTATCGCTTTATTAATAGTTGGTTTTTATTTCTGTGTTGCTTTTGGTACTAATGAAGCAATTGAATCGTATATTAAAACAAAGAGTGATAATTTCCACGAGTACAAATTAAAAACGATTAAAAAAGAAAATTGGGATAAAACATTAATTGGCAAGTTTTTCTTATATATCTATAAACAATCATACGAATCTTATAGGAAAATATTTCCAGATAAAATAAATAAAGATAATATTAAATTAGTTAAAGAAAGACTATTAAATTTAAAAGAATTCGGTCCAGGTAATTATAATGTATTTATAATGTTAATGCTGTGTCTTTACTCCTATTAGATAGTAGCCCCGGTAGAACCAAAACCACCTTCTCCTCTTGAAGTTTCAGATAGTTCATTCACAATTATAACCTTAATAGGAGATAAATCAGGTGAACAAATTTGAAATAATCTATCACCTTTTTTAATTGGATAATTACAATTATTTGATGGTTCAGTAGGAATATTTCTAACTTTTGCCATAATATTACCACGATAGTCTTTATCAATAATTCCAACACTGTTAGCCATAATTAATGGTGTTTTAGAAATACTAGACCGAGGATACAAGTAATAAGGATAAAAATGTTTATTTTTACTACTTGTCATTTGACATTTGATTCCAAAATTAATCGTACTAACTGTAAAAGGTTTAGTATCTTGTTGATTAACACATACCAGATCAATACCGCTATCAGAACCAGTATTATTAACAAGTGTTTGATAGTATTGTCTGATTTCCTTATCAATATTATCAGTTAACTTTATTTCTAAAATGTACATTATATAATGTATATTTTAGACAAATATAATATATATCAATTTTTTATTCTAACTATTGATTGTCTATATCGAAAGATTTTATACTTCTATTGGTATGGTAATATAAACATCTGTTCCATAACCTTCCATGGACATTAATCTAATATCTCCATCTAAAAATTTAATAATCGAACGACTGATTGGAAGTCCAAAACCAAAGCCTGCCATTGGACTATTTCTTTGTAAATCTATTTTATCATTATAGAAATTATCTTCAAGTGTGGTATAAGAGTAATACCATATTTTTTTCAAATCTACATATTTAATACCTTTTCCTCTATCACTTATTTTGATAATGAGATCTTCTTTACCTGTTATAATAATTTCGATTTCATCTTGATTATTTTCTATACTTGCTCTCAATGAATTTTTAACTATTTCAAAAATAACATAATAAAGATGTGAAGGAATATAACATAATATTGGATTACTTATTTCATTTATAATAACATTAGGAGAATCACCATAATTAATTCTACACAGGTCAGTAGCATCTATAACTGCATCATTAATAATTTCTAGTGGAGATGTTTTCTTATTGATTACTCCAATATAATTCTCTTTTGGATTATCATAATTAATATACTGGTCTATTAATAATCGAACACTTAATCGATTGGTATAAAAATGATCCAAAGCCATATTTAATTTCTCGAATTGACCAAATGGTAAATGTCCATTTATTTTTAAATATCCAAAAACATCCTCTTGATATCTATTAGATAGATTCTTATTTAATTGTTTAAATCCTTCTGACATTCTATCATTTGTATCGGCATGTCTATTATATATCGTCTTTAATAACTGCACCATTTCATCATCATTATTAAGATTATTAAAAGTATACAAGTCTTCAAATGATTTAATATACCAATCAGATATTTTATTAACAGATGGCATTGTTGATAATCCATAAGGAAAATTTTCAATTTCGACAGTACGTTTGGCTAATCTAGTTAACAAATCTTCCTTAAACCCTGATTTAAAGGTCTGGTTTGTTTTGAAAGAATTAAAATTATAACTTAACAATGTCTTTAGTTTAATTTTCTTTTCAACTCTATTTGAATAATTATAAATTTCCTTGATTAAGAATTTACTCATTGTTATAATATAATAACAAATAAATTTTAAAGTAAATTATATGTCAAAATGATTTGCTTTATCTAATATATAAAAAATTTATTTATACTATTTTTAATTTTAGGATGATAATAATAAATTTTATCATAATCTTCTATATTTGGTTCTTCATAGTATTTATTATAAGTATGGTATACTACTTTCGGTACTATCTTATCTCCTAATTTTAAACTTCTATAATAGTTAAGATGATAAGCTAAATCCATATCTGTTTCTAATTGAATTATATATTTGTTATAATTATACTTTTTGGCTAGTTTTAAATATTTATCTCTTTGATCTTTTGAATATAAGAGTCCTTCAATAATAACATTCTTATTCTCATCTAATGCTTTTTCTAATATACCTTTTAATTTTGTTTTATCCTTATCCTGACTGAAATAAATATACTCATTCGTAGAATTATTTTCATTCGTAGAATTATTTTCATTCGTAGAATTATTTTCATTCGTAGAATTATTTTCATTCGTAGAATTATTTTCATTCGTAGAATTATTTTCATTCTTAGAATTATATTTATTTAATAATTTTTTAGCTAATCTTGATTTACCAGAACCAGGTAATCCAGATATTAGTATCATATTATTATTTTCGTTAAACTTAAACTTTTTATATTTTTTACGGTTATCATTTTTAAAATCTAATAGATATCCACTATACTCCCATTTTCTTTCCATACTAATATCCTTATTAAAAAGAAAATAAACTTCTGGAGTATAAAAATTTATACCAATATTAACTGCAAATTTTCTGTCACTATCACTATGGTCCTTTGGTAATTTATTATCTTTTATTCTACCGGCAGCATCGCCTACATAAAAAGAACCATCTTTAATAACACCTTTTTCTTGTAAGAATTTCCATGAACCAATTCTCGGTTTTCTATAATTATCATCTTTATCGGAAACTAAAAATATTAATTGAATATTTAAATCTAAGTGAATTTGTTGAAATTTCTCTTCTAATTCTTCTACTGTTGTTTTACCTTTTTCTATACCTTGTTGATTAGTAAAAATAACAATAACATAACTTTTATCATTAGATAAATTTAACAATTGTTCTTTAACCTGTGGATATAACCAACACCAATCACTTGAATCTTGTGGAAATTTCTTTCCGGATTTAGGTTTAATCAAATTATAATCCAAGTCAAATCCAGCAATTTTTTTACCATCAAATAGAGACAAAGTTTCTATTTTAGCATTTGGATATTTTAAATATATCATATAATATTTATCTTTATAATTTTACTTTTAAATATATCAATTTTTAGACTTAAATTGTTTGAAATCGAAAAGACATTTGCAATATGCAAAAAGACATTATAAAGAAAAATTGAAATATAATCGGTTATCAAGCAATAATATATAAATTATGTCAAGGTTTGCAATACAAAGTGACGTAAATATTAAAATTAATGGACCCATTATAACTAGACCCCTTAATATTAATGTACCCTCCCGTTCTAATCAGGACAGGGGACGAAATTGGACCATTGGTTCATCTCGAGGCGATATAGACATTCTTCTAGTCGCCGACGGACATGGACTTAATGGAACTTTATATTCAGAATTCGCAGTTTCATGGTTCAATGAGATTATTAAATCTGAATCTATTGATTGGGAGCAAGAAGACCTAACAGAAACTCTTCGTGTTACAATACTTTCTCTAGAAACCAAGGCGAAAGAAATGTATAGAGATAGATATGGTGGAACAACACTTTCACTCTTTATTCGTCGTGGAAGTGTTGATAATTGGGTTGTTAATCTAGGTGATTCAGAAGTTGTTATGTTTGACAAATCTTCGAAGACTCATGCTATTTTGTCAGAAGCTCATTGTCCTGCAAATATTAATGAAGTTAAAAGAATGAAATCAACTCATCCAGATACCGTTTTTGAATATGATAAACAAGTTAAGGGTTGTCCAATTCTTCATGTGTATGAACAAGTTAATGAGGAGTGGGTAAAAAAAAGTATTCCTACTAGTAATGTTTATTACAAGAATGTAGAATCCGAGCTTGCCATGTATTTTGGCGATGGTGTTAGATTCAGGTTGTCGACCACTAGATCAATTGGTGATTTTCATTTCAAGGAATCTTTTGGAGCATCTGCCGAACCATATATTAGAAAGTTGGAACCACTAACTGAAGATCAAGTTGTTTTTATTGCAACTGATGGATTTTGGGATTGTTGGAAATATTCTGAGGTAACTGAGTTTCTTCAGAATAAATCATTAGACGATCTTGAAAAAGTTCATGTTGAGAAAGCAGATGGTTATTTTGGTAGTTCCAAGGATGACACCTTTCTTTATATTATCTAGATTATTACTTTATAAAATTTTACTATGTAAATATATTCTCAAAATCGTGACAATTGTAAAAAATTGAAATAGAAAATTTATTTATATATAATTATAATATATGGTATTCACTCCAATAATTGACTCACTAATTGTTCTTGTTTTGTTAGTAACTGCATTAAAAACTATATACTACAAGTGTATTGCATATAATGAAGAAAAGAAAGATGATGATATACAAGCAGATAATATACAAGAAAAAAGAATGCAAAGTAATTCTTCACTTCATAATTTAAATTTATTATATCATGAAGAATATATATTAACTCCTATTAGAAGAAATAATAATATTAACACACATAATAATACTAACACAAATAATGATATTAACACAAATACTGATATTAAAATAAGTTATGAATGTTTTCAATGTTATAAAAAACTTCATGATTTCTACAAGAAACATTACTTTGCATTTGACCATGAGTATTGTGAATCATGTTGGAATAAACTTCATTCGAAAGTAATCAATAATCGTTCTTAATTTTTTTTATAATATCGGTTGTTGATATTTTATCATAATAGTTTATTCTTTTAAATTTATTATTTTCATTTAAAAATTCAAAGAAACTCTTTTGTTTTTCCCAATCCTCATCATTGCTAAATCCATGAACTACTAAATCTATATTATTAGTTTCAACAAATTCTTTTGTTATTACTAATGGTGCTTTTTCAATTACTTCATCTACTATTGATAAATTTTTTATAATTTCAACTCTATCTTCATGTCTAATTATAGGAACACGTTTATAATCAGTGGCTACTTCGTCAGAAATTACTCCAACAATCAAAAAAGTATTATCTTCTATTGATTTGGCTTGTTTTAAGGATTCTAGATGACCTCTATGAAATAGGTCAAAAATACCATCAATATATACTCTACGCATTAAACTATATACTATTTTTATATAGTAAATTTAACGAATTGAAAAAAATTGAGAATGTTAAATATTAGATATAAATCGCTATTAGTAATGTCCAAGTCTAAGAATATAAATAAAATGTCAGATGATTATAACGAACTTAAGGAAGAACTATTAACCAATTGTCAAAATTTGGTTGAAACATCAACAGACCTTAATAATATTGTTATTTCTGTTTTTAAAGAAACAAATGAATCATCAGAACTTGACTCTATTAAAGAAGAGTGGGTTAAAAGTTCTAACAAGATTGATTCTTTAAAAGATGCGATTATTAAACTTCAAGAAGAAAAATCTAGTATTATTAAGAAGATGGATTCTATTATTAAGAAAAAAAGTAAAAGTAGTACATCTGATGCCAAAAATTTGACTAATCACCAAGACGAGTGGTTAGAAATTTCAACACGAATTTCAGTCCTTGATACACAATTAGAATCTTTTAACAAAGATAGAGCAATGATTATAAATAGAGCTGAAACATATTTTTCAAAATTAGATACACCTAAAACAAAATCTTTAGTAAAGAAAATACAAAAAGTAGATTCTATTGTACCAGTTAAGAAAATTGCAACATCTAAAAAGGTTGTAGAAATTGAAGAGGTAACAAATAAACCTAAAGGAAAAGCAAAGAAAAATGAAAAGATTCAAGAAACTAAAAAAGTAGAAGTAGTAGAAGAAGAAGACGATGATGATAGTGATGATAGTGATAGTGAAGTTGTTATTCAAAAGAAACCAATTGCTTCTACCAAGAAAACAGTTGCTTCTACCAAAAAACCAGTTGCTTCTNCCANNAAACCAGTTGCTTCTACCAAGAAACCAGTTGCTTCTACCAAGAAACCAGTTGCAAAAAATGTAAAAGGTAAAGAAAGTAATTTAGAAAAGAAAGAGGTGGTTGTTAAACAAATTAAACTAAAGTTAGATTCTGATTCAGATTCTGATACATCTGATTCCGATACTGATTCTGACCTATCATCAGTAGATTCGAATAGTGATTCCGATAGTGATTCCGATAGTGATTCAGATGAGGATGTTGCTAAATAAATATTAATATTTTTTTAATAAATAAATTTATGATATTATATGATATTAGATTCTTTTAACTGATATTTAATATTTTCATCATTGAAACTAAACGTGAAACTTTCATTTTCTAATTGTGACATAATTATTACTTTAGACTTTAACAATAATTCGAAATAATCTTTCCATTTATTAAAGTCTTCATGATCAAGAGTATTTTTATCAAGTACTAAATCTAATTTATCCCAAATCTTATATTTTAAATTCTTTCTTACTTCTTGGATTTCTCTTTTCCAAAGAGATAGTTTCATCTTCCAAATTAAATCATCATCTAATGTAGTATCAAGTAGAATAACATAATTTTTTCCACATCGTGTGGATTCAATAGTATAATAATCTTCTTTTTCTATATTGGTACTAGAAAGATTATAATACTCTGAATTAATTGTAATATTTTCACCGTTATAATTATAACTAATTTTGTTTTCAAGTATATCTGTCATATCAGATGATTTAATTAATTTTATAACCTCACTAGATTCTCTTTTAAATTTCTTACCAATTATTCCTTTATTTGGTTCAATATTACATTTAACACCATCGTAAATATATTCTAAATTCTCAATATTACACTGTTCCTTAATATATTTATCAAAATAAGTATCTATCTTATTCTTATAAATACCTGGTAGATATACTTTCATATTTCTAATAGGTGAATTGGTTGGTCTATCAAATTTATCTCTCATCTCTTGTCGAGCCCCTCTAACAATCTCAATAATTTGATAAACATTGTCTACACTATCAATAATATCTTCTTCATATTCAACATTATTATCCAAGACGGTAAGATGGATACTTTTAAAATCTACTGTTTTCCCATGAACTATCCATTTTAAGTAATGGTGTAACAAGTCAGTATTAAATGGCATAAACGGTGACAAGACAATGTTTACTTTGTTTAAGACTCGATATAAAGTATTTACTGAATTAATTGTGTCTTGTGGTTCTTCATTATCTTTCATTCTATCTCTAGAAAATTTTACCCAAGTGTTTGTTAGACTATCGATATATCTAAAAATATATTCTGGAACTCGATAAAGTTCTAATTTTTCAATTGATTTATTAATATCAAATTGTAACTTGTTAGTTAAATTTATAATCCAAATATCAAATTTGTCTTTTGATAAATTATCTACACTACTAAATTTACTAATATCTTGATTACTTCTCTTGTAGTTTTCAAAACATTCATATAACATTTTATGAGCATGAAAATATGGTAATAATTTTTTAGTAAAAATTAGCAAGTCATCATCTACAAATCTAAATTCTTGGGCTTGAGTTGCCGGTGAAGAAAGTAAATATAACCTCAGCACGTCTGCACCATATTGTTTAATAATATCTTCGGGTGGTGTATAATTATTTAGCCTTTTTGACATCTTCATACCATTGGAAGATAAGATTAATCCTGATACAATGACTTTCTTAAAAGCTGGTTCGTTATATAAAGCAGTAGATAATACATTAAGAGTATAAAACCAACCACGAGTTTGATCTAGTGATTCAGCAATAAAATCAACTGGATAACTAGCTTCTCTGCATTGTTTACCTTCTTTCGCAATACCTGCCATCCCAGATTCATACCAACAATCAAATACAGCATCAATCCTTTTATATTCTTTTCCATCTTTATATATAATAATATCATCGATATGTTCACGATGTAAATTATCAATTACTCGATCAGAATACTGTTGTAATTCTTCAACTGATTCCAAACATAAATAATCATCATCCTCTGATTTCCAAATTGGAATAGGTGTTCCCCAAAATCTATTTCTAGACAAACACCAATCGGGTGCTCCTTCTAACCAATTATTAAATCTTTGTGACCCAACAAATTCAGGAAACCATTGGATTTTAGCATTATTTTTAATCATATCTTCTTTAATCATTTGGACATTAAGAAACCAACAGTCTTGTGCTAGATAAATAAGAGGAGTATCTGTTCTCCAACAAAATGGATACTTGTGAACAATAGATTCTTTCTTAAAATATAGATGTCTTGATTTAAGATTATTGATAATAATATCACCAGCATCTAAAATAGGTGTGCCATTAAGATTAGTATCATCTATCATCATATGCTTTTTAATTTTGGCCTCACCATCTATAAAATCCGGAAGGTCACTTGCTTTATTATTAATAATCTTATAATCCATACATACTCTAAAATCATCTGCACCAAATAATGGAGCCATATGTACAATACCAGTACCCGATTCACTAGTAACATATTCATCATTTAATGTTTTAAATTCAGATTGATTAACAAAATTATAAACTGGTAGATATCGAATATTATTTAAATCTTTACCCAATACTGTTTTAATAATAGTTTCATCCTTTTTAAATATTTTACTATATAAATCTTTAGCAACCCAATAATGTTCTATTTTTTCTCCGACACTAACTAAAACATATTCTAATTTAGGATTGAGACATATAGATTGATTTGCCAATAGCGACCAAGGAGTAGTTGTCCATACTAAGAAGAATTCATTATCTTTTTCGGCTAGTTTAAACTTTAGATATAAGGATGTATGATTTACCGATTGATAATTTTGATTGGCTTCAAAATTACTTAATGCAGTTTGACATCCATAACTGTATGGCATTACTTTCTTACCGCGATAAATAAGTCCTTTATTAAATAATTGTTTGAAACTAATCCAAAGTGCATCCATATAATCTAAATTAGAAGTATAATAAGTTTTATCTGATTCAAATTGTCTTCCAAGTCTAGATAAAACTGTTTCAAATCGGTCCGAACATCTATCTTGGATTTCTTGACACTTGTTATTAAAAACAGATATTTCTTCAATGGTAGCACCTGAATTCATTTTCTTACCCAACTCTTTCTCTGCTGCTTGTTCCATAGGTAACCCATGACAATCAAAACCAAGTTGGTATGATATTTTATAGCCTAAATTAGAATGATATCTTGATAAGACATCTTTAATAGTTGATACTAACAAATGACCATGATGTGGATTTCCATTAACAAACGGAGGTCCATCCAGAAATTTCCATTCTTTGGAATCTTTTGAAGCCACTTTTAATTGACCCAGTACGTCTGTTTCCTTCCATTTTTCTAAAATAATTTCTTCGTTATTTGAAAGAGAAAAGATATTACTAGTTTCGTATTCTTTATCGAAATTCATTACTTAGTTATTTATCTATAATAATATTAAATATATTCAATTTTATTTTAATACCATCATAAAATAAAAATTGATTTATAATAAATATAGCTTAGTAGAGTTACTTATAATGCAAGATAATATTGAACAACATCCTGATGTAATGAATTTCCTTAATAACGAGGATCCAAATGTTAATACCATAGTCAAGGCGTATATTGCACGCGACATTATTATGAATATTGATTTTGATAAGATTAATATTTTAGAAAAACTTGGTTATACCATTGAAAAGGTCCAAACTAATCTTGGTAATAAAGTGAAAGCACACCTTCATTCTTTGGTTGATAAATTTATATCTCAAACAATAACACAATCAACATATAATTTTATAGAAGAAACTAATAGTGTTATGACGTCAGAAGAAACACAAAATTATATTAAAACTAGAAAAGAAAGATATGATACTCTAATTAATATTGACGATCGCGTATCGTTCTACGAATCTCTAACTAAAGATGAACTAATAGACCTGGGGTGGTAATTTGTATATTGTATAGCCAATTATTATTGGAAATAAGTTTTTGCCAGCAAATTTTTATTGGAAATAAGTTTTTGCCAGCAAATTTTTATTGGAAATAAGTTTTTGCCCACAAATTTTTAATTTATAAAAAAAATGATTTTTATATCTATTATTATATAATAATAGTAATATATCAATGAAAGACAAGTACCATAGAAGGTTAAGGAAACTTTTAGAAGAAAAATGGGGTTTTTCAGAATTAAAGCCAAAACAAATGGAAATTATAGAGGCGATTGTTAGTGATAAAAGAGACGTAGTCGGTTTATTACCAACAGGTTATGGAAAATCAATGACTTTTTTAATACCCCCATTAATCACAAAGAAAGTTTGTATCATCATATCACCATTAATTTCACTAATGGAAGATCAGAAAGAAAAATTAATTGAACGTGATATTCCGGTTGCAGCTTTACATGGAAATAATTATAATAAAGACAAAGAAATATTTCAGATTATAGATGGTGAAATACATATTGTTTATATGAGTCCAGAATTTTTAATTCACGGTGATGGATTTGAACTAGCTACTACTTTACACAATGATAATATGTTAGGATTATTTGCCATTGACGAAGCTCATTGTACTAGTGTTTGGGGTCATGATTTTAGAAATGATTATTTAAAATTAGGACAGTTTAGAGATAAATTCCCTAAAGTTCCAATTTTAGCAGTTACAGCAACAGCAACTTTTCAAGTAGTACAAGATATTGTTGAATATACACAATTAAAAGAACCATTATTAGTACGAGCTGATTTTGATAGACCAAATTTATTTTTAAGATTTGAAAAATCTGATACTATTGATGCTGCTGTTCTAGACCCATTTATTGAAAAATATATAAAAGAAAATTGCGAAGATAGAATTATTATATATACGTGTAGTAGAAAGGATACTGTGGATGTCAGCGAAGAAATTAATAAAAAATGGAAGAAACTATCATTGGCATATCACGCTGGTCTTTCTAAAAAAATGAGAAGTATTATTCAGAATAAATTTAGTAGTGGCGAAGTTAAGGTTATTGTTAGTACTATTGCATTTGGTATGGGTATTGATCAAACTGTTAGATGTGTTGTTATTTTTGGCGCTCCGAGTTCAATAGAAGAGTATTACCAACAAATAGGAAGAGCAGGTCGTGATAACAATGAAGCGGAAACAATATTATTTTTTCAGTATAAAGGAATAAAAATTGCTGAGTCAGGGTTGTCAAAATATAAGAATCCAAAGGTAAGACAGGCCAAAGCAATGGCTTATAGAAATATAACAAGATTATTTTTTACTAAAACTTGTCGTAGAAAATTCATTTTAGAGTATTTTGGTCAAGTACCCAAATTTTTTAATTGTCATAAATGTGATAATTGTGTTAATCTAACAAAAGATGTTACCAAAAAAATATTCAAGTTCTTGTTAAAAGATAAAAATATATTTGATACTTTTAAAGAACAGGATATTAAAAAATTAAGTGATATGAATTTATTATCAATCTATGGAAAAGATGTAAAAATATATCAGGATTTATTAAATTGGAAAAAAATAATGCTGGCAAATAACATAACCATGGATAATATGAAGGATAAATATAGAATTTATATTTAAAAAAAATATTTATTATAATCTAATATATAATATAAATGCTTATTAATATTAAAGATAAGGTAAATTATAAGAATTTTATAACTATCTTGAAATTAATAGAAGGTGTAAATTCAATTGATGTTACAGGTAAAGATAAAGGAGAAATAAATAATGTTGATATTAAAAATATTATTATGGAACAGTATTGTAACATATTTCAAGCTAGTCATTTTACTCCCAATAACAAGTTTAATTTAACTAATATATATATGGACGGAAAATATAATATTATTGAATTAACCGACCTACCAAAAGGTACATACATTTTTGATTTTAAAAATAATTTTGAAGAAGATACTAATAGTAAAGTAAATAGTACAAAAGTACCTTTTGATAAAATAGATAAAATTTTGAAAACAATTGAAAAATCTGATAAAACATTATTACTTAAAAACAAAAGTCATAATAAATTTGAAATTACTGATCATGATTTAAAACGATACAAAGTTTACTATCTTAAAAATGTTAGTGGGGATACGCAAATTCCAACAATCAATATTAATTATAAACATGATAATTTAAAATTAGTAATAGATAGTACAGTTGCTAGAATTATTATTAATAATAATTCTGACCCTAGAATAGATCATGAAGAAATAATAAAAAATCAAAGGGCTCTTGATATGATGGACGAAATGAACACGATTGATGAAACAGACGAAGAGGGTATTATTGATGAGATTGAATTAGACGAAGAGGGTATTATTGATGAGATTGAATTAGACGAAGAGGGTATTATTGATG